ATACAGTAAGAGAACGTGACGGTCTTATCGAAAGAGCGGGAAATAGTACTTATGCTAACAGACAAGTTATGGTTGAAACCGATAACGGATTAAAACAATTATTAAACGGATAAAAAATGAGTTTAGATAAAAAAATATTAAGTGAGATAGATAGATACAGAAGTATCAACAAATACATCTCCGAACAAGCTGAAGAGATTCCTACAACACCTGAAGAAGATTTAGGAGCATTAGCGCCAGCCGTTGGTGATGTAGGGGCAGGAGCTCCACCTCCACCGTCAGACGTGGCAGCAGTTCCACCTCCGGCGCCTGAGGCACCAGCATCCGGTCCATTAGATGTTGAGAACGACCCAGATGTTGAAAAACTTGACGACGAAGGAGACAGTGAAGAAACAAGTAATGAAGAAGGTGACTCCGAAGAACTTGATATTACAGAATTAGTAGATTCTCAAAAAAGTATTCAAACAAAACAAGATGAATATTTTGAAAACTTATTCTCACAATTAAATGACTTACAGTCAAAACTTGGTGAAATGGATAATATTATGAATAAATTAAATACTCTTGAGAATAAAATTGAAAAATACAGAGAAAAAACACCGCAAGAAAAATTAGAGTTAAGAACTTACGACTCATACCCATTCAATCAAAAACTTTCACAATTTTTTGATGACAAGTCAGAAGAGATGGAAAAGACGGGAAAAAATGATTATGTTTTAACTTCCGACGAGGTACAGGACATCAACGTTAACGATATCAAAAATTCTTTCCAACCTGGAGGAGGGGAAGATAAAGAAAGTTACAAAACTTCTTTTAGATAATAACGAAGGTGTCGAAAGACACCTTTTTTATTTGACTATATCATATTTTCACCTATCTTTATAAAACAATTTAATCATTTAATTTTAGAAACATGAGTTCATTAGACGCCGTATTGGCACAGTACGAAAAATCACAACAATCAGCGGGCGGGGCCCAAAGTAAGATGTCGCAAGACGAAAGAATGAAAAAGTATTTCGCTTTAATCCTTGGGGATAAAGAGAAGTCAGGTCAGAGAAGAGTAAGAATCCTTCCTACCGCAGATGGTTCCTCACCATTCAAAGAGGCATGGTACCACGAAATTCAAGTAGGTGGCCAATGGCAAAAATTCTACGACCCAGGAAAGAATGACAACGAGCGTTCACCTTTAAATGAAGTTTACGAAGAGTTGATTGCCACAGGTAAAGAGTCTGACAAACAGTTAGCCGCTCAATACCGTTCTCGTAAATTTTATATCGTTAAAGTTATCGACCGTGACCACGAGGAAGACGGTGTGAAATTTTGGAGATTTAAACACAATTACAAGAATGATGGTATTTTAGATAAAATCATCCCAATTTGGAGAAACAAAGGTGATATCACTGACTCTGAAAAAGGTCGTGATTTAATCATAGAATTGGCAAAATCTAAAACACCTGCAGGTAAGGAATACACAACCGTATCTACGATTATGTATGACGACCCAGCACCTGTTCACACAGATGCAGCACAAGCGACCGCTTGGGTTAATGATGAGTTAAGTTGGTTAGATGTTTATTCTAAAAAACCTGTTGACTATCTTGAAGCAATTGCTCGTGGAGAGACTCCAAAATGGAGTACTGAAAAGGGTGGATATGTTTATGAGAACTCTACAGTTGAAACCGAATCATTCGGTGGTGGAGCATCTAAGAGTGGTAAACCAGCTGTAGCTGCGGACCCACAAGCAAATGACGAACCAGACGGAGACTTACCGTTCTAATTTATAACAAGGGTGGGAATCCCCCACCCTTTAATTTTTATCACATGACGTTTAAAGAAGAAATTGACTTACAAGTAAGAGATAATAAGATGTTATCTTATGAGATTTTAAGTCAACTAAAAGACAAAGGTTACTTCTCAGGTAGAAGTAAACAAATCGGTGACACTGTTTTGTTTGGGATGTTAAAAGAAGAAACTGGTGACGGACAACTTAATCTTAGATTAATTACTTTCCACGAAGAAGAAATCGGAACTCTTTATGAGGAAGATAATACTTTCTATAATCGAAATAAAACAAACAAATTACCAAACCTTAAAAGAATAGAAAATGGCAATTAAGAAAAACGACTTTAAATCCATTAAAGAAAAATTCTCAACATCAGCAAAATATAAACCTCAAAGATTTTTTGACTTAGGTCCTGATTTTTTGGATGCGGTTGGTTTACCAGGTCCTGCTATTGGGCACTTGAATATGTTACTTGGTCACTCAGATACAGGTAAGACAACTGCACTTGTAAAGACTGCGGTTGATGCTCAAAAGAAAGGTATCCTTCCTGTGTTTATTATCACAGAACAAAAATGGTCATTCGAACACGCCAAATTGATGGGATTTGATTGTGAGGAAGTAGTTGATGAAGAAACGGGTGAGTTAGATTGGGATGGTTTCTACATCTTCAACAATAACTTCAACTACATCGAACAAATCACCGACTACATCAACAACTTGTTAGATGAACAAGAGAAAGGTAATTTAGATTATAGTTTATTATTTTTATGGGATTCAGTTGGTTCTGTTCCTTGTAAAATGACCTTTGAAGGTAAGGGAGGTAAACAACATAATGCAAGTACTTTAGCCGACAAGATTGGTATGGGTATTAACCAAAGAATTTCAGGGTCACGTAAGTCGGATTCTAAATACGAAAACACGTTGGTGATTGTTAATCAACCATGGGTTGAACTACCTGACAATCCATTTGGACAACCAAAGATTAAAGCTAAAGGTGGAGAGGCCATTTGGTTGAACTCATCATTGGTATTTTTATTCGGAAACCAAAAAGGTGCTGGTACAACTAAAATTACTGCAACAAAAGATAAGAGAACTATTAAGTTCGCATCAAGAACAAAAGTTTCTGTAATGAAGAACCACATCAATGGATTGGGTTACGACGATGGAAAGATTATTGTTACACCACACGGATTCATTGCAGGTAAAGAAGCTAGTGAAGAAAAAATTTCATTGGAAAAATACAAAAAAGAATACGCGGACTATTGGAAGGACATCATCGGAACTGATGGTGATTTCGACCTGAAAGAAGAAAAAGAAGATTAGTATTATTGTTTCACCCTTTAAATCACAACAGTGATTAAGACACTATTAGTTGACGGGTCCAATTTAATGAAAATTGGATTTCACGGAGTAAAAGACCTCTATAGTGACGGAAGTCACTTAGGGGCAATTTACCACTTTATTAATACCATTAGAAAATTCCTCGAGGAGCATAACTACGATAAGGTAGTTGTTTTTTGGGATACTGAGAATAGTTCGTCCGCTCGGAAAGAACTCTATCCTGATTATAAAGGAAATCGAAAAAATGATATGAATGAATTTAAATATGAATCATATCTAACTCAAAATTCCCGAATTAAAGAATATCTTGAGGAAGTCTTTGTAAGACAAGTCGAGATGAACAATAATGAAGCGGATGACCTCATTGCTTATTATTGTCAGGTAGCAACTAATGAAGAGATTACTATTTTTTCTTCAGATAAAGACCTCACACAACTTATTACCGATAAGGTGTCCATTTACTCGCCAAACCTTAAAGAGTACTTTAAACAAGGGGATATGATAACCATTAACAAAGTTAAGATACCTCACTATAATGTTTCAACCTGTAAGATTTTTGCGGGTGATACTTCAGACAACATTAAAGGTATTGAAGGATTAGGTGAAAAAACTTTAGTTAAATTATTCCCCGATATGCAGGTTAAACCATGCACTATCGATGAAATACGGGTTAATGCTGGAAATTTACTACAAACAAAGAAATCAAAAGTTTTAGAAAATATTTTGACAGGTCGAAGTAAAAATGGTATCTTTGGTGAAGAGTTTTACACTACAAACAAAAAAATTGTCGATTTAACTAATCCACTAATCACAGATGATGCTAAAGAATTGGTTAAACAAATTATTACCGACACAATTGACCCTACAGATAGAGGATATAAAAACCTAATGAGAATGATGATGGCGGACGGTCTTTTTAAATACCTACCTAAGAATGATGAGGCTTGGGTAGATTTCCTCAAACCATTTATGAAATTAACAAGAAAAGAAAAACGTAACACAAACAAAAATTAAAATCGCATGAAAGAGCAAGACAGTACAAAAATGGAATTCCTTTTAACATTGAATGACAACATTGTAGTTCAAAGATTCTTTAACGTTAGAGGGTATAACCCTAAAGCGAAAAACTCGGTGGAGTTGTATAACTTCATTTTAAGTTTAAGAGATGAATTGATTTACACGTTAAAAATGAAGGCCGTAATTTACATGATGGATAACAAAGATGCTATTGAGCATGACCCATCAATTATGAATACATCTTACACAGATGGACCTGAAGTTTTTAACATTTATGTTAAAGTTGGTGAACAGACAATTTGTCATAGAGTTTTTGATGGAAAACTTTTTCCACCAAAAGTTCGTTATACCGTTGACGCAAGACCACTTTTAAAAGAGGTTCTTCGTGACCTAACTGACATTTTTTCAAATCACAAATTAACTTACGAATATTTGGAATTTGACCTAAGTAAGTAACTATTTAATAATACAAGGGACAATTTTAAATTAAAATATGAACAAAAATTTCGATTATTTAGGTAATACATTTCAAATCCAACTACTAAATCAAATAGTGGTTGACAAGGACTTTTCATCGTCAATTATGGACGTGATTGAGTCGTCGTACTTTGACAACAAGTACTTCAAAATCATCTTACAGATGATAAAAGAATACTACGTAAAGTACGAATCAACACCTAATTTCGAAACTCTTGACCAAATTGTTAAATCAGAAATTACACAAGAAATCGTAGCAAAAGTGGTCTTGGATACCTTAAAACAGGTAAAAGA